AATATGAATCGGATCCACCAATCTATATTGTTAATATTAACGGTGATCAAGTTGAATGTGATAATGAAACGTTATGGAACCCAGATAAATTTGGTATGGCGTGTATGGATCAAACCACAATCATCATGGATGTCGTATCCAAACCTATGTGGAGAAAACATTTAAAAAAATTATTTGAAAATCTTCAATACATACCTGCACCTGATTCTGCAAAAATAAAAACACAACTCAAAGAACATTTTATGCAGTTTGCATCAAGAGCCAAAGGAGATCAGCTTAAGCTAATTAAAGTTGGAAGAGTATTTATTGAAGATAAAAAGATGTATTTTCAATGGCACTTCTTCTGGCGTTATTTAAAAAATAATGGTTGGGATACTAGATTATATAAAAATACTAATACACAAAAAATGTTCAATGACAGTTTTGGAGGAGTCGAAACTTATCCAACTATAGATACTAAAACAGCGAGATGTATTGAATTGTCAGAGATGGAATTAAATATTCCAACTGTACGAGAAAAACAAAAAGAGGACCCACCATACAAATGAGAACAATTATACCAGGGCCACCAGGAACAGGGAAAACATATAGACTTGTAAATCATTATTTAAATATTGAATTAAATGAAAATAAGGTTGAAGGTAAAAAAATTTTATATGTATCTTTTAGCAAGGCTGCAACTCAAGAGGCAAAGAAAAGAATTTATGATTTGTATCCAATGTGTGAGGTACAAGTTTCTACACTACATGCTCTTGGTGTAAAACATTTAAACTTAGATACGAATAATAATTTACTCAAAGGCAAAGCATGGGAAAAATTTAAATTATATTGTGGGGTTGATGTTAACATTGATGGTATAGAAAATGAATCTGGTATGCGTCAATATAAAGATTACCGAATGAGAGTCATTGAATACGCTACCAACAAAGATATTAAATTAGAAGAAGCACAAGAAGAATTAGGTCTACAAGACCGAACAGATCTTCACGATATCAGACAAATTCAATTAGATTTAAAAACATTCAAAGAAGAATTTAAAATGTTTGAGTATTCAGACATGATAAAACAGTTTGTTGAGAATAAATGTTCACCTACCCTGGACGTTATTTTTCTCGATGAAGCCCAAGATCTGAGTCCTTTGCAATGGAAAATGTTCTTTCAACTCGAATCCCTCTGTGAAAGATCTTACATTGCAGGGGACGACGATCAGGCTATTTATTCTTTTCAGGGTGCAGATCCTAAAAATTTTATAAACCTAAAAGGTGTTATTGATGCACAGACAAAGTCCATGAGAGTGCCTCTAAACATACATAAAGAAGCAGAATTAATATTAGATAACATATCTAATCGTATGTTAAAAGGGTGGTCTCCAAGAGAAGGAGCGGGAAAAGTAGAACATCTTGTTGATTTATCTAATTTAAATTTAAATACCGGAACATGGTTTATTTTAGCGAGATCAAAAGCTGTTATATATCCGATCATACAATATTTAGAGTCAACTGGTTATCGATTTGACTGTAAATATAAAACTATTTTAGATCGAGGTTTATTAAGAGCATGGAGAACTTGGGACAGATTAAATCAAGGAGCCTCTGTCACAAGCGATGACGCTTTTAATCTGTATGAAAAATGCATTAGAAAAGAACATGTTAAACGTGGATTTAGTAGTGGTAAATCTTTAAAAGAAGTTGATTCAGTTACAATTGAAGAATTAAAAAAAGATCATGGACTTTTGGTTGAAGGAGATTGGAATCAATTACACATGACAGAAGAGCAGAAAATTTATATTAAAGAATTAATTGATCGAGGCGAAGATTTACATGAAGATGCAAAAATAAAACTATCTACAATACATGGTGTCAAGGGAGAGGAAGCAGACAATGTTGTTATTTATACAGACATGGAAAAAATAATTTATGATTCTGCGAGAGCAACAGAGATGCATTTAGATACCGAACATCGAGTTTGGTTTGTGGCAGTAACACGAGCAAAACAAAATCTTTACATTACAAGTCTAGATTCAAAATATAATCAGTACAACATAGGAGGTCACATCATATGACAAACAAAAGTATGTTTCCTAAATCAGCAAACGAAAAACAAGTTGGAGGACAACACTATAAAAAATATACTATTCAACCTTTTACATTTATTGCTGAAAACAAATTATCTTATCTGCAAGGCAACATTATAAAGTACATCTTGCGTTACGTAGATAAAAATGGTATCGAAGATCTTAAGAAAATTATTCACTACTGTGAATTAGAAATCGAGAGGATCCGAGATAAGAATGTTCGAGGCTGAAGTGGAATGGAGCTGTCCAGAAAATTTTCCAAATTTATCTGGCTATAAATATATAGCTATTGATTTAGAAACTCGAGATCCTAATTTAAAAAAATCAGGTTCAGGTGCAATTCATCGTGATGGAGAAATTATTGGAGTTGCGATTGCTGTTGATGGTTGGTCTGCATATTATCCAATCGGACACCGTGAGGGAAACTTAGATAAAAGAATTGTTTTAGATTACGTCGCTGAAGTTTGTGGATACGATAATACAAAAATATTTCATAATGCGATGTATGATGTGTGTTGGTTAAGAGCTTACGGTATAAAAATTAACGGAAGTATTAAAGATACCATGGTTATGTTAGCACTGACTGATGAAAATAGAATGTGGTATTCTTTAAATAGTGCAGGGGTAAGTTACCAACTTGGGATAAAAGATGAAAGAACTTTAAAAGAAGCCGCTGATGCTGCAGGAATAGATCCTAAATCTGAGATGTATAAACTTCCAGCAATGTATGTTGGAAACTATGCTGAACAAGATGCAGAGTTAACTTTAAAACTATTTCATAGATTAAACAAAGAAATTGAAGAACAGAATTTACAAAATATTTTTAAATTAGAAACTGAGTTGTTTCCTTGTTTAATTGATATGAAATTTAAAGGGGTTCGTGTCGATATCGAAGGCGCTCATATATTGAAACAACAGTTAGTTTCACAAGAAGAAGAGTTATTGCTGCAAGTAAAAAAAGAAACAGGAATAGAGCCGCAAATATGGGCTGCAAGAAGTATTGGAAAAGTCTTTGATAAACTTGATTTAGAGTACAATGTAACCGCGAAAACAAAAGCACCTTCCTTTACTAAAAATTTTTTACAAGAACATAAACATCCTGTAGTTCAAAAGATAGCAAAAGCCAGAGAAATAAACAAGGCACATACAACATTTATTGATACAATTTTAAAACATGGGACAACGGGTAGAATTCATGCAGATATTAATCCAATTAAATCTGACCAGGGTGGCACTGTAACTGGACGATTTAGTTATTCAAATCCAAACCTTCAACAGATCCCTGCAAGAAATAAAGATCTAGGTCCAATGATTCGTGGTTTATTTTTACCAGAACGTGAGCATACCTGGGGATGTTTTGATTACTCGCAGCAAGAACCAAGACTTGTCGTGCACTTTGCAGCAAAGACTCCATTAATAAAAGAAGATGAGTCCGTAAAAAGAATTGTAGAAGAATTTAAAAATGACTCAGTAGACTTTCACCAAACAGTTGCGGACATGGCAAATATTTCTAGGTCACAAGCAAAGACAATTAATCTTGGTTTGTTTTATGGTATGGGCCAAGCTAAACTTCAAGCACAACTTGGACTATCAACAATTCAAGAGGCTAGAAAACTTTTTGATAAATATCATGATAGTGTTCCTTTTGTAAAAGATTTAATGAAAGGCACAATGGATGTGGCTTTAGAACAAGGACATATAAAAACTCTTCTTGGAAGAAGATGTCGATTCGATAAGTGGGAGATTAATGAATACAATCCAAAACTTGGAACCATCGGTACTCGAGCTGATATTGAAAAAAAATATGTAGAGAATTATAAAGATAAGTATCCAGAGGCGAGCGACGAGAAGCTTGATCTAATAAGAAATGAAGTTGCACGAGAAGATACAAAATTAATTAGAAGAGCAATGACTTACAAAGCCTTAAATAAACTTATTCAAGGATCTGCTGCAGACATGACAAAAAGAGCTATGTTAGATTTATATCAAGAAGGGATTGTACCACACATACAAATTCACGATGAATTAGATTTATCAATTGAGTCGCAAGAGCAAGCTAAAAAGATTATTGAGATCATGGAAAATGCTGTTACACTAGCGGTTCCCAACAAAGTCGACTACGAGTCAGGCCAAACCTGGGGGGAGATAAATGGATAAACTATGGCGTACCTTAATGCAAACACTCCACCAATCTACTGCAAAATTAGGACGGAGTATTTATACGATATGGACCAAAATAAACGCGGTGAAAGAGAATGCGTTATCTTTGGTGTCACGAGTATTATCGGTCGTTCACTCTTATTTAACATCATGTTACCGAACGGGGCGTGCTTTTGGCGTTTGCCTATCAGCGCGTTTTTCCAAAAACGTTTTTCTAGATCCCAAGTGCCCGATATGCACCTCCACGAATTACAATTGTGGAATTGTTTTAGTTATTACCCTAGTGTGCATCGCTTTGATTGGATGGATGGTCTAGACGGTAAGTTTAGAGGAAAGGACAAAAAATTTTATCATGGAAATTATTTATTTACTATTGATTGGGCCCATCCTGATAATAACATACTTAACACTGAGCACTCTGAAATTCCCCAAGAACATAAGTGCGCACATATATTGGCACTTCGAAACGGCAATTTTGCAGCTCAGCCTAATAATCGTTGTCTGTGGCATGTTAATAGTTACACTACCGATAAAGATTGGCCTGATTATAAAGTCCAAACTACAGTCTGGGATTGCGAAGATGACGCGTGGGTAACAGAAGACTCTGATAATATGTTCTATGAGTTAGAACCAAATAACGCTTCTCAAAAAGATTAAAATACTATATAATGATCCGATTATGGATCACAAAGATTTTATTAAATTAATTAAGTTTAGAGATGCTGAGGCTAAAAGGCA